GGAGGTATTGGTAGACCAGTAGAGGTATCGGGGGAGTAGTAAAAGAGGGTACTATCTGATACAGTGGTCCGTTAACTTAAAAGAATCTTGATGCGCTTTTCTGCGTAACTAGTTGATGTTGCTACTGTCCAGAGGGGGGTTCGGTGCATAAGTGAGACCTATTTGATATTTTCAGGATAATATAACCCTATATTTGGGACTAATAGAAATAAAAACACTAAAAGAATCAAACTAATTCAAACATATAAACAAAAAAAGACTATAGGGGTTATATTATTATTATTCTTATATATAGATATATATATATGCTCTGAACCCCCCCTGGTCGGCCCAGCAACTTCAACAACTTACAGCCGCGGGCGTACTATGCACATTAATTAATATGTGACCACCGACTGCTTACATAACGACCACTTTATATATCGCGACCTCCGATACCCCCCCTGGTCGGGGGCCGGCGGCGCGCTGTCTTTTGATTGTTTTGATTGTTTTGATTGTTTTGATTAGTTTTTGGGTAATGGCAGAAATGTGTCGAAAAGGCTCGCTGGTTGTCGGAAGTATGGCAAACTTGAGATTTGAATATGTATTCAAAACTTGGGTATTCAAAAGGCGCGCGGGCTCGGGTGGGGTTTTTTATCCTCACATTCAAAATACCGCTCCCAAAATTCCTACTCGCTAACAAGGCACCTATTTATAAAATATAGCACCATGTTCCGAAGCACGCTAGCCGCTAACAACCTACTTGCTTTTAGAACCCAACTCACTATAGTTTAGAGGTAAAAGAGTGGAACCCATGAAAAAGAGAAGTCGATATGACACGCCCGAGCAGGCGGCCGAGAAGCAGAAAGCTTGGGCAAATTACATGCGAATGTACTACCGTCCGACCAAACAGTGCGTGCGCTGCCTCAAGGAGTTCCCTAATACGGACGAGCACTTCGCCCGCCACCGGAAGCTCACCAGCACATGTCGGGCCTGCGCCAAGATCAAGACTATGCGCAAGGTGGAAAGGCAGCAACTGGACAGGTGCCCCGTCTGCCTGTCGCTGACGGAGCTGCAGCTGGACGAGCACTGTACTCCGCCCGAGCCGGCTTGCCGGTCATGCCGGATGATGGCCAGCAACATGACGTGCCGGGAGACGGCGGAGCGCTTCGCCTGGTACCTGATACGCCGCTGGGCGAGCCGTACCGAGCGCGGCAGCCAGGAAGACAGGCTGCATGCCGGCGAGCCATAAAAAAGCCCCCGGCCAGGGGGGCGGCCGGGGGCAGTGGCAACAGGGAGGAAACAATGTCGCGAGTACACACGCATCAAATCAGAACGTGACGCTCTTGACAAGCCCCTCCTGGTCGGGCCCCTGCCGGTCGATGTCGCCCGCCATGGCGTCGGTGTTTTCCTCTACCGGCGCGGCCGCGGTGCCCGGCTCTTGTTGGACAGGTGGGCTTTCCACGCCGGGCTCTGCCTGGACGGCCACGCTGGGGCTCTCTATGTCCGAGGAAAGCCGCAACCCGTTGCGCGCGAACGTGATGACCAGTACCTTGTCGCGTGCCGCGTTGTGCAGCTTCATCACCAGCGTCTGGTCGGACGGGTCCGCCGGACCGGACGCAAACTCCAGCGCGAACCCGCTGGCCGGGTCGTTGAACGTCTGCTCCTCGATGCTCCAGATGCGTTTCATTTGTCGGGCTCCTGCTTGCTGATCGGAAAGGATACCACGCCGATGCCGCGCCGTGAAGAAAGCTTCGGCAGCTCCGCCATCGGGTCCGCCGGCTACGATGACGATACGCAGACCTTGGACATCACCTTCACGTCGGGGCAGACCTACACGTTCTCGAACGTGCCGCCGGACGTGTTCGACGCCCTGGTGAGCGCGCCTTCCCCTGGCCGGTTCTACCACCAGCACATCAAGGGCATCTATGGCTGACGCCTACGAGAGCTCCGACCGCGAGCACCTGCTGCTGGAGCTCGGCACCAACCGGCGGCTTGCGCATGACGTTCTGTTCAAGCATCGCCACCCGCTCGCTACCCCGGCGTTCCACTATCATCTCATCGATGCGTTCCACGGATCGCACCCGCAGGTCGTCATCGAGGCGTTCCGCGACGCCGCCAAGTCGACCGTGGCCGAGGAGGGTATCGCGATCGGGGCGCTCTACCGCGAGTTTCGCAACGGCGTCATCATCGGGGCTTCCTACGAGCGCGCCAAGGAGCGTCTCACCGCGATCAAGAACGAGTTCACCAGCAACCACTACATCGACGGGCTGTTCGGCAACATGCAGGGTCCCACCTGGGGCGAGGGCAAGATCGTCCTGAGCAACGGGGTGTGCATCCAGGCGCTCGGCTGCGGCATGTCCATGCGCGGCGTGAAGCACCTGGACGCGCGCCCGGACTTCTGCCTGATCGACGACCTGGAGGACGAGGAGACCGTCAGGACGCCGGACGCGCGTGAGCAGATGATGCATTGGCTCTACCGCACGCTGCTCCCTGCGCTGGCCAAGCAGCATCGCATCCGCTTCCTCGGCAACCGCCTGGACGGCGATGCCGTGATCGTGCGGATCGCCGGGGACCCGGCGTGGCGCCACTTGCGCTTCCCCATCATGGGGCAGGCGCCGTCCGGGCAGGAGCGCTACGACCTGCCCCCTGGCCGGTGGGTGCCCCTGTGGCCCGAGAAGTACAACCTCGAGGAGATCGCCGTAAAGCGCGCCGAGTACGAGCGGCAAGGGCTGCTGCACGACTTCAACTGCGAGTACATGTGCGAGGCCGATGACCCGGCCGCCAGGATCTTCAGCGCCTCCCAGGTGAAGACCGTGGCTACGGTGCGCACCTGGGAGGTCGTGTATGCGGCCTACGACCCGGCGCGCACGGTCGGGCAGCGGTCGGCCATGACCGGCGTGGCGGTGTTCAGCTGGCTGCGCAACCGCCTGATCGTGTGGCGCGGCGATGCGCGGCTATGGCTGCCGGACGAGATGATCGACGACATGCTGGCCACCGATGACGCGTGGGCGCCGGTGGAGCTTGGCGTCGAGGCCACGGGCCTGGAGGAGTTCATCATGCAGCCGCTGCGCCATCGCGCGCTGCAGCGCCGGCAATTGCTGCCAGTCCGTCGGCTTATCCCACCGCGCGGCAAGGACAGCTTCATCAAGGGCTTGCAGCCACTTTTCAAGGCCGGCGAGGTCGAGTTTGTCGACGTCAGCCAGGAGGCGCGCGGGCAGCTCGCCTCCTTCCCAACTGGCCGCAAGGACTTCCCGAATGCGCTGGCGTATGCGCAGCTCATGCGCCCTGGGCTGCCGGTCTACGACGGGTTTGGTCGTGAGCATGTGGCCGAGACCCTGGTGCGGCTGCGCGCGCCGTGGTGGCTTGCCGTCAACGCGACCGCACAATACACTGCCGCCGCGCTGGTGCAAGCCGTAGACGGCGGGGTGCGCGTGCATGCCGACTGGCTGCGCGAGGGTCCGCCCGGAGAGGTGCTGGGTGATGTGGTCGCGGTGGCGCGCCTGGAGGCCGGCGCGGTTCTGCGCCTGGTGGCGCCGCCGCTCGGCGGCGAGGCGGTCGATACGGTCGGGTTGCGCATTGCGGCCGCGGGTGTTCCAGCCGACGTGCGCAGCGGCGGCGGCGCCGTGCAGGGACGCGAGGCCATGCGGGCGTTGCTGACCCAGAGGAAGCGTGAGGAGCCGCTGGTCATGGTGGCGAGCGCGGCGCGCTGGACGCTCAACGGGTTCGCGGGCGGCTTCGCGCGCGACGTGGGCAAGCGCGGCGCGGTGTCGGCCGAGCCGGTGGCCGGGCCGTACCGGGTGCTGATGGAGGGGCTGGAGAGCTTCGTGGCCGGGATGCGCGGCCTGGACGAGGCCGGCGACCGGGAGCGCCGCTACGCGGTGGCGGCCGGCGGACGGCGCTACACGACCATAAGGGCGCAGGGATGAGGATCGGGGCAGCAGTTTTGGTAGCGATCGTGTTACTGCTTCCGCTGGCCGCGCTGGCACATGCCGGGCCGCGCCACGGCTGTCACCATGCGCTCTACGGCTGGCCTTATGCCGACGCCAAGGACCGTGAGATCCGTACGCTGTGCCGCGTCTACCGCTGTCGGTGGGCCTACTGATGACCAGGAAGAAAAACCCGCGTACCGACGCGGCCGACGGTGCTCCGCCGGCGCAGCCTCCCGGCCGCAACGACGAGCTGTCGAGCGACCAGGACATCAAGGACGCGCTGCTCGAGCTCTACACCGAGATCCAGAAGGGGTTCGACAATCAGGATGAGCGCGCCAACGACCAGATGGACTACTGGGAGATCGACGACTGCGAGCTCGGCGCCAACCAGTACTATAGCGGGAACTCCAGGATATTCCTGCCGATCGTGCATGACGCCATCAATGCCCGGGTGACCCGGTTCACCAACCAGATTTTCCCCCAGGCTGGCCGGTTCGTCGAGGTGACGACCGAGGATGGCTCCATCCCGCACGCCGAGATGTCGCTGATCGAGCACTATGTGCGGCGTACCAAGTTGCGCACCATCGTGATGCCGGCGTTGCTGCGCAACGGCGACGTCGAGGGCCAGTACAACGTCTATGTCGGTTGGTCGAAGCGCAAGCGGCACGTCGCCTGGCGCACGCAGAAGCCGCTGCAGCCGACCCCGCAGGCGCCGCAGCTGGAGGCGGACCCTGACGGCGAGGAGCTGGTCGACGACATCCAGGAAGAGACGCTCGTCGATCAGCGGCCGACTGTCGAGGTGCTGGCCGACGCCGACGTGCTGGTGCTGCCTTATACGGCGGACTCCGTCGGCGATGCTCTTGCCAACGGAGGCTCTGCAACGATCCTGCGGCGGTGGTCGAAGGCCAGGATCAGGCAGATGATCGCTGACGATGAGATTGAGGAGGAAGCTGGCGACCAGCTGCTGGAGGAGTTCAAGCAGGATCGCACCTCGTCGCTGCACGACAAGGCGAAGAAGATGGTCAACGCGGCCGGCATCCATATGTCGGGCGGCGGCAAGCATGCGCTGGTCTACGAGACCTGGACGGAGCTTCTGATTGACGGCGAGCGGCGGCTGTGCCGCAGCTATTTCGGCGGCGAGAAGAACATTTTGGCTTGCCGGCGCAACCCCAATTGGTCGGACAAGTGCCCGCTGTTCAGCGTGCCGGTCGAGAAGGTGCAGGGCTCGTTCAAGGGCAAGTCGAAGGTCAAGCCGTGCAAGGAGGTGCAGTATTATGCCAACGACGTGATCAATGAAGCGGCTGACTCGTCGATGTACTCGATGATGCCGATCGTGATGACCGACCCCGAGCGCAACCCGCGCATCGGCTCCATGGTGCTGGCGCTCGCGGCCGTGTGGGAGTGCGACCCGCAGTCGACGCAATTCGCCAAGTTTCCCGACATCTGGAAGTCGGGGTTCGAGATCGTCGCCTCGTGCAAGCAGCAGATCATGCAGTCGCTGTCGGTGTCGCCGGCAGCCATCACCCAGTCGGGCGGGGCGCAGAAGTCCAAGCCGTCGCAAGCCGACGTGGCGCGCGAGCAGCAGGTCGACATTCTCACCACGGCCGATGCCGTGACCGTGATCGAGGAGGGCATCCTGACGCCGATCGTGAACTTCATGATCGAGCTCGACCACCAGTTCCGCGACGAGGAGATATTGATCCGGCAGTTTGGCGAGACCGGGCTGCGCGCCAAGATGGAGTGGGTGCCGCCGATCCAGATGGAGCGGCGCTATACGTATCGCTGGTTCGGTGTCGAGCAGGCGCGCAACCAGATGCAGATCCAGCAGCAGATCGCCATGGTGGGCGTCATCACCAAGGTGCCGCCGCAGCAGTACGAGGGCTACAAGCTCAACCTGGTGCCGGTGCTGACGCAGCTGGTGCAGAACGCGTTCGGACCGCGGCTGGCCCCGCTGATCTTCCAGGACCTGAAGGAGCAGATGACGCTGCCGCCCGACCTGGAGAACAAGTGGCTGGCCCAGGGGGTGGACCTGTTCGTTCACCCGATGGATGACGACCCGCAGCACCTGCAGGCGCACCAGGAGCTGATGGCGCAGGGCGACCCGCAGGGGATCGTGCGTGTGCACATGCGTCGGCATATGCTGCAGATGGAGATGAAGCAGCAGGCGCAGCTTGCCCAGCAGGTTCAGCAAATGGGTGGGATGCCGGGCGGGCAGCCCCCTCCTGGACGGGCAGGCGCGCAGCAGCGCGGGCCACGCGGCAATGGCCAGCAGCCGCCGGGCGCCATCCATCGTGATCAGATCGGGCCACAGGCAGGGCAGCCCCCGCAATTGAGAGGTGCAGGATGACGCGGCTTCAGAAGGCGAGCGTAGCGGCAGCGTGCGCAGCCGTGCTGCTCTACGCCGTGATGGCGTGGCAATTCATGCCGGCGCTCGGCGCCGTCAAGGGCAACCTGGACAGCGTGGCGCCCTACACGCGGTTCGCGGCCATCAGTACGCCGGCGAGCTTTGGGCCTTTCGCGGTACCTCCTTCGGAGGCCGTGGATGCATTGTACGTCGGCAACACTACGCTCACCCTGGTGGTGACCGGGTCCGACGGAGTGTCGGTGACGTTCAGCAACGTGCCGGCCGGGACGGTGCTGCCGATATCGCCCACGACCGTCACGACGGCGTCGGCCGGTACGCTGGCGTTGTTCCGCTGATGCTGGGCGCTTTTGCCTTCCTGCTGATGGTGGCGTTCGTGCCGTGGATTTCGGGCGCGGCGACGGCGTCGCGGTGGGTGCTCATGTCGGCCGTGGTGCCGCCGGCCGTGATGCTGAGCGACCTGCCGCGCATGACGCCGGCGCACTTGCTGGGGGCGTTGCTGCTCGCCTGGGGCGCCACCACGCTGTTGTGGACGTCGAGCCTGCCGGATGGCTTGAACGCTTTGTGGCAACTCTTTCTTATTGCTGGGTGTTTTATTATCGGGACAACGCAGGCGTCGCTGCGGCCGGTGTATGTCGGCGCCGGGTTGGGGCTGGCGGTAAATTCGGCTTTCGTGCTGCTGCAGTGGTGGGGGCTCCACCCGCTGCCGACGACGCCCGGGATTGTCGGGATGGGGGCGCTGTTCATCAATCCAAACTACCTCGCCGGCGCGGCCGCGATCGTGCTGGTTGCTTTGGCCGGTTGCCGCTTGTGGTGGCCGGCCGCGCTGGTGCTGCCCTGCTTGCTGGTGCCGGGAGCGCGCACGGCGTTCGCGGCCGTGACGGTGCCGGCCCTGGTGTGGCTATGGGGGCGCTCGCGCGTTGCCGCGGTCCTGGGCATGGCGCTTGTCCTGGTGGCGTTCCCGGCCTCGCATTGGCTGGTCTACCACTTCGGCAGCGATGGCGAACGCCTGCTGATCTGGCAGGACACGGCACAGAATTTGACGTGGCTGGGGCACGGCTTGGGCTCGTTCTACACGTCGTTTGCCGGGCACACGCACATCGACCTGCTGAGCAGCCGGCCGGCGCATGCGCACAGCGATGCGCTGGAGCTCGCCTACGAGACCGGCTGGCCGGGGGTCATCTTGTGCTTGACCCTGCTGGTGTATATCCTGGCAGCGCCCCGGCAGGTCGAGACCTACGTGCTGCTGGCGCTGCTGACGGAGGCTGCCCTTGACATGCCGCTCCATTTCCCTGTTCCCCAGTTTCTGGGCGGGCTCGTGGCGGGCGGCCTATGTCGCGACCGGATTGCTCTACGCGACGTTGTCGGGCATGGGCGAGTGGCTCTATGCGGCGGGTTGGCATGGTGGCGGGCCACAGATGCTGGAGCAGGCGGCCGCGACGTTCCCGCTGAACTCTGATTTCCGTGCTGGTCCTGCGGTGTTCTACTCGGCGACGCGCTGGCCGGGCTCGGCCTCGCCGGCGATTGCGGCGCTACGATCGATCCTTGTAATCGATCCAAACGCAGCCGACATGCGGCGCAATTTGGTAGGCTTCCTCTATGAGACGCGCGATCCAGGGCTGATGTTGGCGATCGTCGGACTACGTCGGCTGGTTCCAGATCGAAAAATAGCACTGTTTGTTAGCGTAGAGGTAAGCCCGTGAAGAAGGTGCTGAGCGCGGCTGTGTGGGTAGTGGCGATTGTGCTGGCAGCGCTGGCGCAGCTGTTTTTGCTGGGTGGTGTGCAGGCACAGACTGCTAAGACCAAGACGGCGCTGACCAGCGAAGTAAATCTGAACTTCGCCGACAACGCGTCGCAGGCGATTACGGCGGCGTTGTTGCGTGCGACATCGCTCGACATGATCAATTCGTGGCAGCAGTACGCGGTGGTCAATGCGCAGGCCGGCGTGTCGTATCTGGTGGTGGTTGACGATTACGGCAAGCTGATCACGCTGAACAACGCTGGGTCCGTGGCAGTGTCGTTGCCGCAGGCGACGGGCTCGTTTGCGATCTGGAACGTTTATTTCAAGAACCTCGGTGTCGGCACGGTGACGATCACGCCGACGACGTCGACTATCAACGGCGTGGCCACGCTGGTGCTGACGACTGGGCAATCTGCCTGGGTGGTGTCGGACGGGGTGAACTATCAGGTCGTGTCGTCGGCGTCCGGGGTGATCGGTATAGGGCAGCTCCCTGCCGACTCGACGACGTGGCGTACGGCAACGGTGAACGACACGATCTTGACGACAGATTGCTGGAAGACGCTTCAGCTTGGGACGGGCTCGACGGGCTATATCAGCGAGACGTTTCCTTCCGTTGCCGGCTTTCCGACTGGCTGCGAAGTGACGATTAAGAACGGCGACACTGGCCGTGCCAAGTTGTGGGTGAACGCGCCGAGCGACATCGTCAGTCCTCGGCTGTGGCCCTTGCAGGTGGGCAGGTTCAAGATCGTTAACGGCGCCTGGACGACCACGCTTAATCCTGGCTGGTGGGCGCTTCCTGCGGCGCAGACCATTCATGTCGATACGGTTAACGGTACTGATAGCACGGCGGTCGATGGCTTCACGTCCGGCGCTGGCGCGTTCAAGTCCGACACGTATGCGTACAGTCAAGTGCAGTCCTATTGGGACTGCAATGTCCAATTCCCATGTGCGACGGAAACGCTCGACCAGACCACCAATACGATTGCGGCAACGCAGACTTTTGACGGGCCGCTGCGCGGGACCCGCCGCATTGCAACCAACTTCTTTGGACAGGTCAGCTACGTCATCAACGGTGCCGGCATTGGATCGTGCACCGTGGCGGCCGGTGCCAACGGTGTGGTCCTCTACAACATAACCGGAAACGCGACGCTGCAATTCCAGAATTGCAATGCCGGTGCCGGTGCATTCACGTCGACGGGCGGCTTCAACGTCGATAGCGGGTTTGTTGTTTTTACA